GCTGTGATTTCCACCATATCAGGGTCTCCTGCTTGTTCCCACATTGGCACTTGATACAGCTCACTACCCGGACCTAATATCCCTTGCGCCCCAGTTACAATTTTGAACGAATTGATACCATTTCGTCCGTACTCTGTCATTAGAACCCCTTCATAGTTGGGTTCAGGTCTGTTACAACCCACTAAGGAGGCTATAACACAGAAAAGAAAAAACATCTTTTTCATCTGATATAAAAATTAAATTAGTTACTGAAAAACTTGTTGTAAGGGAAAGCAATCAGTATAAGAATTGCTACAAGTAACCCTACAATCCATAAGTAAGGGAGTTCACTCCTAAATAACACCATTACTCCGTATGTTAATAACACTAACATAATAATGAATACTAATGCTCGTATTGCTATTTTTCTCATCATAATAAAGGTTTTGCTATTTCTAATAGTTCTTTTTGGTCTTCGAGAAATTTGTCTCTTATTTCTTCCGTTTTGAAAGACATCACTTTATCGAAATTATAACTATCATCAGTATATAATTCTGATTCATAACATTCTATAGTATATTTGCAAAAATTATCTTTCCAATTAGGTTGCCAACCCTCATTGTAATAGTCTCTTAAAAGTATCAGTTTCTTAAGAACTTCTGCACAATTGTTGAGGTTTTCGTAATAATTTCCTTCAGCTAAAAAGACACTATCATTCATTATTTCTGTACCTTCAGTGGATTTCAACCATTTTACAGCATCTTCATAAGTTGGTACAGGTGCTTTTTGTTCAAAGCCTTGTAGAGTGTAAGGAGAGGTTGAAAGTGTAGGACTGGCATCTTTGTAAGTATTAATTAATCTACCTTGTTCCGTATAAATAACTTCATAATCCCATTTATCAAACCTAACAACAACTTTTTCACAATCATTTCTTTTGTCTATTTTAAATACTACACCTTTAGATTTTGGAAAGAATATGTTATCATAAACCTTCATTCCTTCTTTAAATACTGTTTTCATAAGCATTATTGATATTCTGCGTTTACTTTTCTATCATTTTTATAAACAACCTCCCCATTTTCGGTTACTTCACTGACATGATACGTAAGCCCTTGTACTGTGTCTGGTTCTTCGTCTTCAATGCATTCAAATGGACTTTCTTCAAAAATATCCATCGCTTCTTCGTAGCTGTTAGCTTCTACAATAGCTGTGTAAGTACTTTCTTCCACATGCTCGAATTTAATTACATACTTTTTCATTTTTTCTTTATTTTTTTAAGTTACTAAAAAGGTAATCCATCATCTTCCTGATTGTCAAATATCGCAGGGTTTGGCTCTCTTCCATGGTTATCAAAGAGTTGTGGTTGTTGTACCTGCTGTGGCGCTCTCTGTGGAGGAGGTGCAGGTGCAGGTGCAGGCGCTACTTGTGCAACTGGTTGCTGTGGTGCTTGCTGTACTGGCTGCTGATTGGCTACATTAGTAGTCTGTACAACCTCAATTTTCCAACCTTCAATCGTGTTAAAGTACTTGGTCTCTCCTTGTGGGTTTGTCCATTCTCTCCCTCTGATATTGATATATACCTTTACATTTTGCCCCACTTGTAGATTGTTGAGTAAGTCGCAACGCTGCTGTGTAAATTGAATGATGATCGTTTGTGGATATATATCCTCTGTTACTATCACCAAATCCCTTTTCTCAAAGCCGTTTTGTCCTATCACCTGAGAGGGGAATATTTGCTTTATTCGTCCTTGTATTTCCATATTTTTTTAATTTTGTTTTATAATGATACTGTCTTTTCGGTAATTTACTTCAGGAAGCTCTAACAGCTCCCCATTCTCATCTACTAGTAACAAGCCTTTCTCTTTGTTAATGAATGCAGATTTGTACTTATCTTCTATCTCTTTAAGATTGTCAGATGCTATTCGCCATTCTCTTATCCCCTTGAAGTTAAAGGTTCGCCCGCCGCTTCTTACCTCGAACTTAGCGCCCTTGTAGCTGCCTGAATTGTATTCTATCTGTGCAAGGATCTGCTCTTCATGCTCTTGTTCAAAGGCTTTTACAGCTTCGATATATGCTTCACATTCTTTTTTTTGTTCCCTGAAAGCGAGGACGGCTTCCAATATTGGCATCTCGCCGTCCTCTACTTTTTGGCACTTAGCTACAAACTCATCTTGTAGCTGTTGGAATAATTGCTTACTGTACCCCATTTTGTTTTTCATTTAAAAGTTCATTAATCCTTGTCTCTACCTCCTTGCTTACCTTATAGTATTTCTTAACATCATTAACGCTTGTTATTTTGCCCTCACTGATACCCTTAGTAACATTAACCCATTCTTTGGTTACATTCTTATCTTTATCTACTATATTGAGCCATGCCAACGCTTTGGGAGGATCTTGGTGTGCGGGAGCACTTGCATTGTTGCCGTCATCATCATCAGCCCCGATACATACCAACGATTGCAGTCCGTAACGTCTTGCGTATGTGATTCCAGAACCTTGCGCTTGGGCATCGTTCTGCCTTGCATATATTATCTCTGTTAAACTCTCCATAGTCTGCCCGCTTTCATGTAAGAGGAGTGTTTTTACATAATTCTTACCCTCAATCGTTACTAATGGCTGTAATACTGCTATGCCATATTTGTTAAGCGTGGGTATCACCGCTTCACGTACTGCATTAAGGTCTGCGTATTTGTTTTTTAGGAAAGGGTTTGTCGTTCCCTTGACGGCATTTGCCATTTCACTCTGTGCCTTGATAAATGCCTTTGCGATTTCTGTTTGGTACTCATTCATTTTTGATATAATTTTGATTGTTATTCTTCATATTGGCTTAGTCTCTCACGAAACTCAGCCGCTATATTCTGCCTTGCTACATCTATATAGTTTATATAGTCATTAATAGGTACTTCACGAGTTACTTTGCTATCAATAGGGAGGGCTAAAAACCCTATCACCCTATCGCTATCAGCACCAAAGCCCCATATATAACGCTCGTCTATTATGTCAATCTGTACGAGCCAATCGCCTATCTCATAGCATTTGCCTTTTTCTATGGTTGTTTTCATTGTTCTTTGCTTTTAGTGGTTACTTTTTCAAGTGTATCGCCGTCGTATAGTCCGTAACAACCTTTATTGAACCTTACTTTGACTATCTCAAGCCCTCCGTTATTGACTATCTCTACAATTACCCCTACTTTGCCTTTTTGGTTTGCTGGGTCTGTGGTTGTGAAGGGATTTACCCTTACTAAATCACCTACTTTCATAATTACCATGTATAAGATGTTGCTAAATCTGGGTATATATCTGTATCTTCAAACTTAAATTCTTCATTAGCTCGGTTGGTGAGTACTGTTGTTAATACTCTTTCTTGCATTTCAGTAACCTTAACCTCTTGGAAGTTGATGTATATATGCTGTATCTCTATACTGTGGCAGCTCTTGTTACCCTCGAAACGGGTGGTTACATCGTAATAGATTGCGCAATACCAATCATCAGGATAATCGTCTTCTGTGATAAACTCACAACTGAAAGACCTGTGACTATCTTCTCGCAAGTCCAACAAGTCGCTATAATAATAACGTTGCTTGCGTTCTTCGTTGAGTACTCGCTCAAACTCGGTATTTGTCATTGTTCTCATAGTTATACGTATCTTAATTGAGTTTTTTTAAGGAGTTTTTCAAAAGCCAACTTATCAGCTTGTGGTATCAAGCAGTCGTTATACTGCTCTTTTTCGTCATAATTAAGTTCGCTAAATCTGCGATTTTGAAAGCACAAATAGCCATTAATCACTTGTAGTTGTTGGTCTTGCAGTTTTTTTGCTTTTCTCTTGCGAGAAAATAATTTTTGTAGTAATTTTGCCATGATTTAAAATTTTGTTTGTTAAACATATGCCTCGCATGCCAGCGGGGCTTTTTTTATTAGAGTTATGTAGTACTCACCTTTATCGGTGCGTATTTGTATATCACCATTCACTAATAACTTCTGTACAATATCTATATATACACGAGGATACATATACTTTTTACCAATCTTGAAAAACTGAACAAGTTGCAATTCTCTCAATTGTTGCATTATATCACGCCTTATAGGTAACCCTAAGGAATTGCAGAACTGCTCACCCGTTACGTTTAATGAATCTATTGCTTTCATGATTATTCTACTTTAACATCGTCAATTGAGTACCCATAACTCTCGTACAGCGGCATTAGATTGACATTTAATAAGGTGTTACTTCTTCTTCTTGCAGATTCTCGTATTGCTGTCTGCGTCTTTCTCATTATAAGTGCTATTTGTAGGCTTAATTCATTATTAGTTAATATCTCATTAGAGATAGCCTCTGACAGCTTACCAGTAATGGTTCGTTTTTTTTTAACCTCTTTCATTGCTAATTGAATTATATTTACTAATTTTGTTGCGTAAAATGTTACTCATTTTTCACGATGCAAAGATACAGATTTTTTCTGTATTAAAAACATTTATACAGAAAAAATCTGTATTAAATAATGTTAAAGTTTATAAATAGTTGTTTTTCAAATAATTATATCAATAATGTTATCTGAATACATTTGGAGTTTATACAAAGAAAGTAAACGAGGGAAAGAAGTTATTAGTTCCTTTGAATATGATAATGTTTTTTGGTGTGATGTCAGGGTTATTAATAAATACAATCCTAACTATGGAAAATGGATTAAAAAAAGGGAATATGAAAGTATAATGATGGAGATAGGAGATAGCGCTTATGATAGAAAAGCTGAGTATGATTTCAAAGATTTTTCGGAAGTACGAGAAGAGTTTGAAAGTTATTTAGATGAAGGTGTTTTTTATTTCAATGACGACAAAAAAGAATACATAATATCCCCTAAAGATTATCAGAGTTTTCTAAATCTACACGTAGTAATGTCTTTCTATTTTTATGCAATAGCTTATGAGTATACATTCCCATACCTATTTACATACCGATTTTTTGACTTAAACAAAATTGCAGATACCTTTAACATAGAACTTCCAAAGCTACCTAAGAAAAGCGACTATCGTGCTCGTTGTATGTATTATATTGAACTTTGCGAGGTGTTTTACAAATTTAGAATAGGAAACAATCTTACTCCTAATGAATTATGCGCTTTTTTGTACGATTTTGCTCCTAACTATGTAAACAAGAAAAAAACGGAAATATTTAAGCCAACACAAGCATGGTTTATAGGAGGATTAATATCAGAGGAAGAACAATTGGAAGAAGAAAAATTTTGGCAAGCAAATCCTGAAACTAAAAAAGGAGATATTTTAGTACATTATGAAACTTCCCCTATTAGCGCAATTAC